CTTAGTGGGCGACTCAGCATTGAACGAAAGCGCAATATATGATCCACCTACAGTTACCCTAATTCAAGGGTACGATTACCCCTTTAAAGAAGGCAATCTCATGGGGCGTGGACAGAAGTTCCATAGTGATTATTCCTACAGACGTGCTATAATAATAGGAGATGATAGCAATCTGCGTAGGACACTCTCGACCAAATGATTCAGGTGCAGCCTCTGTTTCGGGCATAACTGAATGGGATTATAATTCCGAACTTGCTGAGATGATTGGCAAGGAGCTACAACAACCATATAAGATTTATTCTTCTTATCATGGGGGTAGCTATGTTACAGCCATGCGGTGGTTATCTAGGAAGTTAGATGAAGATCGTGTAAGTACTGCCGTTGAACTGCACTTTAATGCTGCTACTCCAAAAGCAACAGGGCATGAATGGCTCTATTGGCATACTTCTGAGAAAGGACGATTGCTTGCACGTACTTTAAGGGACTCATTTGAGGACTCTTTCCCTCAGTTTACTAGTAGAGGTATTAAAGGACGTAAGAAAGGTAGTAGAGGGGCTTACTTTTTACGAGCCACCTCAATGCCAGCTTGCATTGCGGAACCGTTTTTCGGTACAAATAAAGAAGATTGGGAACTAGCTACTAAGAATAAAAAAGGTATGGCCTCTGCTATTGCTGGGGGTATTTCATTGTATACGGAACTTTCAGAAAGGTGGTAATGTGGAACTTCCAAAATCAATATCTATTGCGGGTCACCGAATAGAAGTAGAGGTGGTTCCTTTTGGCGATGATGAGCCTCCCTATGGTTTATACTTCCACGATAAAAAACTAATTCAAATTAATAAAAAGATCAAAGGTAAGGTCTTACTAGAAACCATAAGACATGAAATGATGGAAGCCAGCTTATTACTAAGTGGTGTTGGTTGGCTTGAGTCATATGAACAAGAAGCAGTTGTGCGATGCATGGAAGAAATATTCTTTCCCGCATGGAACAATTTCCTCAAAAAAGTAAATTAATTTTGGCTAGGAAAAGAAAAGGGTTTGAAGTTAAAGATAACTTCGTTGTGTATACCCCTACCAGCGATGATCTAGTTGTTGCACATAAGAGGTCATGCCAACTGGGAGTGCTTCCTAATTCATTTACTCAGGGTGTAGGGCGAATGGCAGGATACTTAGGTGAGATAGCTGTACATAAATATTTAAAGAGGAGTAAGTATGTTGGTGACTCAGTGTTCACTCACGACTTAGAGTATAAGAAACGTAAGATAGAAGTTAAATCTAAATCTTGTGCTACGCCCCCAAAGCCCCATTACTCCGCTTCAGTTAATTGTAAGAAACAATTTATGCCCGACAACGACGCTTACTTTTTTACACGAGTGCGTAAAGACTTTATGATTGTTTGGATTGTCGGTTGGTTACCCACAACAAAGCTTCTAAAGAAGGCTACATACAAAAATAGAGGTGAGACAGATACTGATGGGTTTGTGTATAAAACATCAGGATTGCATATTGATATAGAGGATTTACAATCTGCTACTTTATTTCAATAAGTTTCTTCGGGTGTAGAAATAAATATTGGGTAACCTTTTCCTATCGACCCTGCTACATTAAACCAAAAGTATTCTTCCGCTTCATCTGGTTTCATTTCTTTAGCTAATATATTAATACACCTTTCTATTGAGTACACAGCCCTTGTAGGGTCTTCTTCTAAAGCCAACCCAATGAAAGCGTCATCGAAATCATCAGGGACTATTATGTCTTCGTCAGGTGCGTTAACCTCACAGAACTCATTAATTTCTTCTCTAGTCATCAGAAGTACTTATATCCCACTTTGAATCTAAATCAATAGAGTAAATTCTAAGGTTGTTTTTATAAACAGAAGTTATAGGACGTACATCTTTATCAGCTTTACTAGCTTCTTCCAATGATTGCATACCACGAATCATCCAACCCATATTACTAGTCAGGTTATTCAAAGGCTTATTTCCGTTTAGGTCTTGTATTTTAGCCATTAATTTTACTACAGTACCCCTCCATACAGGCTTATTATACCCATACTCTTTTAATGTTTCGGCAAAAAATTCTATAGCCTCTATTAACACAGATCTATTTGAGTTAGCGAACGCAGCAGCATCTATTTCAGGGTCTATGTGTGACTTAATACCGAACCTTGAGTCTCCTTTTATATCTTTCGGTATTTCATATTCGAGTAGCCACTGTGCAAAGTGTGGTAATTCTTCTTCCATTGTGCTTTCTATAACTGTATTACTAGCTTCTACTACATTGAGTAGTTTAGAAAAATTGCTAGTAGCATCATCTGATATACGCAGAGCAATTATCTTATCTCTGTTACTTGAGTCTAATGCAGGTATAACTGATAAGCTTGTTGCGTCCATATTTAAAGACATGATAACTCTTCCTGCCCAACTGATTGTTATAGAGTTTTCAAATTTAGCTTGGTACTCTATTCTTGGGTTAGCTGTCGCTTTTTTAATGAGTTCAGTAGCCCTTCTTTGTTCTGCAAAAGAAGCAGCAGAGGTTGTATCATCGATAACCCAAGCAGCTACCTGACCTAATTCTTTATTGAACTTACTGTCACCACTTAAATAATCAGATGCGTCTGCAAATCCTCCAAGCAAACCACCTATAAGCTTATTAGATAACAAAGATTTTCCTTTGTTTGTTGGCCCTACTAATAATAAAGCGTGTCCTTGTTTTGATTCTTTATACAGAACAGCCGAGTATATTCTTTGTAACCAAGCATAGAAATAGTTTAAAGACTTTTCATCTTTAAAAAACTGCTTTAACCATTTATCAATAAAAGGCCATTTTTTCTTATCACTATCTCCCGCAGGTTGTATTGCTTTTAAGGTACTGGTATTTAAAATTTTATTTGGCCCTGACTGAACTACGGTATCTTCATCAAATACAATAGGAGCTACTTCGTCAATTCGACTATCACGTTGTATTATTAATACAGCGTTCTCTAGCTCACTTAACGGCTTTCCTGCACTTGCTCTTTTGTTAAAACCAGCTTGCCTTAGTTCTAATTTGAGTTGGTCTTTGTCTATCATACAAACACGATTGTTTATCTTTGTATAAAAAGTTTTTCCCGTAAACCAGTATCGCTCTATTAGATAGTCTAATTTTTTATTCTCATAATCTTCGACAAACTTTTCTCCGAATATTTCCTTCCACGTTAAGAAACCTTTACCTGCTCTATCTGAGTAGCAGATCATGCCGTCTTGTGTTATCTGACACCCTTCTCTTTCAATACCATCATCGATCCAAAATAAAGGCCCTCTTACACCTACTTCAAATGGGTAAGGCCACCTACTATTGTACTTAGTATTTTCACGTACTTCCGTTTCAACAGCGTCTAATGGAATACTTAATGATGAAGGAGCTTGTGGAGGGTTTTCAATACCTGTTTTAATTAATAATTTAACGTAGAGTTCTTCAGGTATCCTTTTATTTGTAGTGTGAATTATTTCACCTAAGTAAAAATATTGGTGGGGTAATAGACAAGACTCATCAAACCCTGCAAACAACCTCCTTACTTTAAGCCTATCAGCTAACCGATTAATAAAGTTCTTAAACATCCTGTCATCTATGAGCAGCTTATCTTCAAACTCCCATATTAAACGGACTCCTCCTGACGGTGTTCTTGTTATCACTGTGGGTGGGTACGGACCACACTTGGTTAATAGTTCATCTACTAACGTGTCCCAATCAGGAGTTATGTTGTCGTATTCGACAACGAAGCCCCACATAGCACACACTTTATTCTCCCCCCTTTTTGATATGCGTGTAGACCCTACGTTCCCCTCGAACAATGAATAGAAAGCGTAATCTGTGTCTGGGTGATTAGACCACGTTCTCCTTTGTATTTTGTCTGTAAACTTTTTTGGAGTTGTTGTAATTTCTGTGAGGGATTTAACTGTATATATTTTATGTTCGGATAGGTTTTTTAGGTATTTGTAATGCATTTTTACTTTTCATATTTATCCAAAATTTTACCTTCTGCATCTAGGGGAATATCAGGTATCCATTCTGGAGGTGTTCTCATTTCTTGAATAATTAATTCAAGCGTTCCTTCTGCTTCATTTTCGTCCACCTCGACAACTACTTCGTCGTGGACGTGAAAAATAATTCCCATACCCCGTTTTTCGAGGCGGGTGATTATATCTGAAAATATGTCTCTTGCAAGTGCTTGTGATGCGTTTTCTGTTAAAAGTCCTCCATATAACTTTACAGGTATTTTCTTAATTCCTTTAGCAATCATAGCCATGTAGTTCCTCCTGCCAAATTGAAGCTGAGTTTGTATCACTCCGTAGTTCAACGAACGCCCTGACGGTAAGTCCACAACAAAATCAGTGCCTAATGAATATGCTACGTGCAACTGGCGTTGAAGTTTGTTCCAAAGTGACACAACACGTTTCATTTTTGTCCTATATAAATGTACAGCCTTGACAGCTTCTTCTTCATCCATGTTAGATATCAAAGCAAATTTCTTTGCTGATACAGAATAACCACATCCGAGAACCATAGTCTTAACTAAATGTCTTAGTGATGGGTCTTCATCTTTTAGCACCCCTTTTGATTTGTCCCACTTATCAAAACGGATTGCAAACGCTTCGTATATGTCATCGCTCTGTTTAATCTCTTCAAGGGATGCTTGGTCTTCCGCTAACCAACAAAGTGTCCTGACTTCAATTTGAGATAGGTCAACAACAACTAACTTCTTACCCTTCTTTGGTGATATTAAACTTCGTAAATTAACTCCAAACATTTCACCTCTAGGTAGGTTCTGTAAGTTTAGGTTACCACCACTACCACTAAATCTACCTGTATGGGCTCCGTGATACAGTATACCTCCGTAGTATCTTTGATCCCCCATAGTAGCGTACTCAAAAGACTCTAACTTTCTTTTAAGTGAGTTTATCCTTCTGTAGTTACGCACAGCAGAGATCCACTCATACTTACCCTCATGCTCTTTTATCCACTTATTAGCGTCCTCATCTGTAAGTGCTAGACTAGCAGGAGGCACGAGTCCTTCTTTCTTACACTCTTCGTTAAAAGCTTTTCTAGATAGGATGGGTTTATCATCAATCCAAGGTATAGAATTTTCTGCTTTAAATAACTGCTCGTTAATAGTTATTAGGGATTGTTTTAATAATTCCGTATCTATAGGTATTCCCCTTTGTACACATCTCCTATTGGCTAGGCTGATATCCCGCTCTTGCTGAGGCCAATCACCCTCTAAGTCTTGCCATAGTTTTAAACAAAGCTCAGAGTCCTTTAATGCGTACTCATCTACTTCATCTTGAAACTCTTTTGTCATGTCCTCCCATCGTTTACCTGACATGTTGTCTCTAGTAGACTTATCTACTTCTAAATTATAAAGAGTGGTTGTAGCTCCTTTCAGTGATCTCGGCAATCCACAGTATGCTGCTAGGTCTGCTGTACACACCCAGTCAGCGTAATCAAACTTTTTCCACCACCCTTGATCAACTCCATACAAGTAAAGCGTTTCATCAAATTGTGCGTTGTGTGAGAGTATGAGATTACCTTCTATAATACTCCAATCAAAATCTTCTTTAGGACACCCTACAAAATTCGTACCATCATCCCCAACAGCACTAACTCTATATGCATCAAATTCGGGGTGGCTAAAGTATCCTAATAATCCAAGGATGCGTACAGAGCATTCCTTATCGTAATAACTTTCAAAGTCTATTGCTATTGTATCCATAGTCTAGATGAGTTGCCTACCTGCACGTAAACCTAAGACGCACAGGTAGGCTCCCCTCATTTCTACTCCTTGCGGGAAACTCCATGTAAATCCGCAAGGGGTAAGATTTATATTAGCTCAGGCTGAGACTCCTTTTGCTCCTGTAGAACTTTCAGTTGCGCTTCAAACGCTTCTATTAAAGTTCCCATCTTAACCTCTGAGAGTGCTAACTCCCTTGCTTTAGAGACTATGTCTTTTGTAATTTCTTCTACTTGTTCCAATTCATTTTGGATAATAGATATCTTATTATCTAATTCTTCAATACTCATAATTATGCAGGTATAATTCTTGATACGAACTCAACTACTTGTTCATCAGTATCTTCTTTAGTTACGGTCATTTGTGGTATGTACCAACTGACCCTATTAGCTGTCGCTTGATCCGCTTGGAATTTCCAGTGTTTAGCACACAAAGGAGACTCTGGGTTCATTGCTTGGAACAAACCAAGTCTTTTATATGTGTTTCTGTAAGCGGCCTTACGAACATGGATTTTACCCATTGCGTAAGACGTTTCACCGATTGGGAATGGGAACGCATCTGATGCGTCTTCACCAATATCTTTTGGTTCTGGAATCAACAGCGTGATATCAGCAAACTCAATAGTGCCAAACTCAGAGTCAGAATCTATTGCTGTTTTTTCTTCAAGGCTGTAAGCAATCCTTGCTATATCATTTGAACCAAAAGGCACATTTTCTGCCCACCCTTTCATTGCCGTAATAGGGATCACTGAAAGTGTTCCTGCTGTGGGCATGATTGTGTGGGTACGATTAATAACGAGGGCTCCCTCGTCACCATCAATTTCCGATGACCCTTGTATAACATTGAGTCTTGGGATTTCGATATCTTCTGCTGATATCGCAAGCCTTGGAGCAGCTACTGGTGCTGCTAGTTCTTCTTTTTTAGTTGCTACTACTTTTGTATTTGCCATATGTCTTATTTTTGGTCTTGGTCTTAGTCTTATTTTTGTTTTAAGAAAGGGTAAACCTTTCTTCCGATGTCTCTATGATGCCATTGTTTTCAACAGCGTCAAGAAAAGATCTTGATTTTTCTCCTTTTTCTCCTTTAGGAGCAGCATCCCCTACAGCATTAGCTACTTTTTTAAGGGGAATATTAATCAAATTGAGTAAATCTTCTTGTTCTAAATCGTGTTCTTTAGCTATGTCTATTAACTTTATATTATCTGTACACTTACGTGTAGCTCCCATAGACCTAAGTTTTAAGTTTTCAAACTCCATACCTTCTTTTGCTAAAGTAACCGCTCGTTCCTTTATACGTTTAGCCCAATTTTCTACTACTTTAGCTACCGTATAAAGATGCTCTACTGTACTAGGATCGGTTGGGTCTTGAATATCTTCTTTAGGTAAAGACTCTCCTGATATTCTTTGTACTATCTCAACGGCTAAACCACCTAAAGATGGGCAGTAATCTTCATGCTTACAGAATCTACAGTTAACTGAAGGAGAAAGTGCATCCGCTTCAGGGTAGCCACCATCCCATTGAGGACGCACTTTCTCACCATTTCGTATTACGTCAGCTACTTGCTTCACCAAAATAGGTAACTCTTCTCTTGTAAACTTACCCTCTAAAACTTCATTACGAACAGGTATATAAAATACAAAAGTTATTTCTTCTAACTCTGGGTATCTTTGGAAAGCTCCCACAGTGTAAGCCCTTGCTTGCCAATTCTTTCTAGGAGGGTCTATCTCACTGACACCTGTTTTGTAATCTGCCAGTATAGCTTTATTATCAAATGTAATTAGTCTATCACAGGTTCCCCATGTTTTAGTAGAATCAAGATCAACATCCAACACTATCTCATTCTCTTCCTTGTACTCTAAACCCTGAGCAAACTTAGTGATATATGCTTCCTCTTGCTCAACTATTGCTTCATAAATCAGGACTTCGTCTTCATCGTGCAGGGCAGAGGGATCACGAACTTCTAAGGCTTCGTGTATACGAGTCCCTTTCTCGGCAGCAGCGTTCGTACCTGATCGACCTTCGTAACCAGAACAACCTGCTACGTATTTGAGACTTGATGGTGAGAAAGGAGCGTGTCCTCTGCTACTATGATCAGGTGTATTAGACTCCATGTAGTTCTGTTAGGTTTTGTATTTTTCTTTCTATTGAGTCTATGACGTTTTCTTCTATAGACCCTGATGTAACTAAAACTTTTTGTATAGCGTCAGACTTTGCACCATTACGGTGGATACGGCCTAAAGTTTGGAGGTAGTCTTTAGCATTGAAAGAAGGGCAGATCAAACTAACTCTTGGTCTATTCCCATTACAATCGTGTAATGATAGTCCAGTACCCCCTGCTGCAATGTTAGCAACGACTATGCTTGTCTCATCATTTTGGAAATCATCTACTACAGCTTGACGTTCTTCCACTGTCTGACCCCCCTCTATTGACTTGCATTTAAGCTGATCACAAAGGGCTTTTACAGTATCTCTAAAGTTAACAAATAGAACTACAGAGTTACCCTGCTCCTCTAGATCTTGAGTGTATGCGACTAAGTCGGGGACTTTCATGGCTTCAGTCAGTTGCCTCGCACGTAGTATATTTACGATAACATGATCGCTATCATCCACCTTTCCGTTCTCTATCAAATCAGTTATTATCTGCGGTGTTAACCCTAACTTTTCGTAGGTCTTTATAATTTTCTTAGAGTCAGAAAACTGCATAGGTTCTATAAAAACCCTGTTGTTTCTGAATGAATCAGGGAAGTCAGCCACTGTGAGTTTAGCAGCCATGACACCATAAATTTTATCGTGTATACGTTGTAAATTTTTCTTTGCCCCTAAGTGCCAACCGTTCCACTCATCTTGGTAGCAACCATTAGCCTTCATCCAACCAAACCAATTATATAAACCATTCTCTGATTTAGCTAGGCTATGCAGGTTTAACATATATCCGATAGCCCTCATTTCGGTAGGATCTTCACACGCTGTTGCTGACATACCATGAACTAAAAACCCTTGTTTAATAAGGCTTATTACAAGTTGAGCGTTCTGAGTATATGGCCCTTTGCATTTATGTATCTCGTCTACAAGGAACAAAGTATTCTTAGGAACCTTCCAGTTCATAATTTTCTTTCCTCTCTTAGACATATGTGGCGTGTTACCAGTACGTACTTTCTCGAAGTTTAGTACAAATATAGGATCAATACCTACTTCCTTTAGCTCTCTTTCCCATGAAGGAATAACTGCTTTAGGACACATCACCGCTACAGGACGGTCTAATCGTAAAGCTAAGTGCGCTGCTACTACAGTTTTACCTGTACCTACAGAGCTAGAATCTAGCGTGTTTTTATTATCTCTAAGCTTCTCTTCAAAAAAATCTGCTACTTTAGATTGGGCGGGGAATAGTTCTTTCATTTAACACAGCATAAAAGAACTTGAATTACTATCAAGAAAAATTTACTACAACTTGTCATAACCTAAAATAGCATATCCTTTTCGTATGTATCTAGCTATAAGGAAAGCGTCAACCATTCCATCATGTGCCTTAGAACATCTTTTGCTTTTGAGCCAGCACTCTTCAGGAGCTAGTCCGTTCGCTACATGTAACGCAGCTTTCTTGGTATCATATGGAGGAGCTAGGTGACCTAACATAGACTTCTGCCAGTTATGTACTTTGACACACCTAACATCCCATTCCCTACTTTCAGCTAGCCCTAACAATTTACCAAATGATAAAGCCATTGACCTAACTGCTTGCGAGCTTCGTGCATGGTGTAAAGGTTCTTCAACAGCGAATATAAAATCTGATTCAAGTGCCATCACCCACTCATAAACTTTACGGGCATCTGTTTCTCGCTTCTTACTTCTTTGGAGCGTAGGCATAACTGTCTTATCAATAACAGCTCCTGTTTGTTTTGATATGGCGACTAACCCACCGTTAAGTCCGTTATCAACTCCTATAATCACAATGTTCAATAGCTTTAGCTGAGATAATTAACCCATCACCTTCTTCGGGTACTAACACATCTATATTTTTTAATAGCATTTGTATGTAGTAAACCTCTCTGGCTGAGTTAGGAATAACTCTGTAGAACTTACCTACACGGTTTTCGACTAGAAAAGTAAAGTCGTGTTTAGACTCTTGAACCCTTATCATTACACGAGGGTTATCTTCAACCTCCCTATCAGGGAACATTACTCCGTTAGGAGATCGTCTAAGAAACATGGTGTACCCTCCTCAAAGTTAGTTTGTAGATATTCATATTCATATCTTTCGTAAGCTTGTTGTTTGGTTAGGTTGTAATTCTTTTGTATTGTATCAATAGTTGCTTGCTTTGAGTAACAAGCTACAGGAGGTCTTCCGTATTGTTCCACTGTACCTATATAAGCGTCTTCTAACCCTGCAAAAAGCAAGATAGGTTTTTCAATATCTTCTTTTGTTTTAAGCTCCTCCATCTTTTTCTGGGTCAACGTCTATTATTTTATTATCTTTAACTTTAACAGCACCTTTACCTCGGTCTGCTTTAGCGTTATTTAAAATACTTATATCTATTTGTAACTTACCTGAACCACCTGATGTCTTTGCGTTTAAACCTAAGTTACGTCTGATGAGTTGGTCTAGCTCGGATAATTCTTTAACTGTTCTCGGACCCCTTAGATTTTTAATACTATCCCGCAGTAGTTTTATAGCAGAAGCTGCCATATAAGATTGATACTTTTCTGCGGGAGATGACTGCGATTCCGCTATTTCCATAAGGTTTTTGTCTTCCTCTATGCGAGCCTCCATCTTAGCTACCTTTATAGCTTCGTCTGTCTTGCCTTCTAAATTATCATCTAAAGTTTCCTGCAAAGGATCTTTCTTTTCTTTCTTTTCCTCTTCTTCTTTCAAAGGAGGGTTGATAGCATGTGGATCTTTTTTAGGTTTAGCTCCTGCATCTCTAAGCCATCTACGGAGCGTAGACGTATTGATACCTAACTCCTTCGCAATAGTAACAAGTTTATATTGCTGCTCATACATTTCCAAAGCATGTTTAAGCAGTTTAGATTTTTTAGATTTATAAGCCAAGCTAATTAATATATACTATATATCTACACATCTTTCAAATTAAATGACACAAACCTTACGTATATATGAACCTCGCATAGATAAAAAAACATCCAAGATGGATGTGGGCGGTTTAACTATTGGAGCTACTAATAATATAACTGCCCTGCTCTATGGGTTCGCTAATCATAAAAGCGACAAAGCAAGAGAGTATTACTTCTGGAGGTTATGCGATGAGCTATGGAATAATGACGAACTCCCTGAACCTCTGATGGTTAAACATCCTTGGGCAGAGAGTATGATAAAAGCAGTTATCAAAAATAAATATGTATCTATTGGTGGTGCTGCTTCTTCTGGTAAGTCACATACTATGGCTGCTTGGGGAATCCTGAACTGGTTAGCTGCACCTAGAGACACACTAGTGCTGCTAACATCAACTACATTACGTGAGGCACGTAAAAGAATATGGGGTTCTGTTATTAGTTTACTAACAGTGTTAGACGGAGCCCCTTTTAAGATAAGAGATTCTATTGGCAATGTCGCTTACATAAATGAGAATGACACCTTGATTGAAAAAGCTGGGTTGAGTTTGATTGCAGCAGAACGAAGTAAGACTAGAGAAGCTGTCGGTAAGTTCATTGGTATTAAACAAAAGAATGTCATACTCATTGCAGACGAGCTTTCGGAATTATCTACCGCTATCCTACAGGCTGGTCTATCTAACCTATCAAAGAACCCATCATTTAGTTTAGTTGGTTTATCAAACCCTGCTTCTCGTTGGGACGCTTTCGGTGAGTGGAGTGAACCAGCACAGGGCTGGGATTCTATAGATCCAAATACCGAAGATAGTTGGAAGACAAAGTGGGGTGGGCTTTATAAAAGGTATGATGGGGAACGCTCTCCTAACATACTAGCAGGGAAAACAATATACCCTTGGCTACCTACAGAAGAGAAGATTGAAGAGGATAAGGAACTGCTAGGACAAGAAAGTAGGGGGTACTATCGAATGGTACGAGCTGTTTTCTTTGATTCTGACGAGGCTGATGGTGTGTACACAGACTCGGAGTTAGTTAAGTCAGGAGCTATGGGTACTATAGAGTGGCAAGATAAACCAACACCTATTGCTGGTTGTGACCCCGCTTTTACAAATGGTGGGGATAGAACTATTCTTTATACTGGGCATGTTGGTTATGATAAATCTGGACAATTCGTGTGCCAACTAGATGAGGCTATCTCTCTTACTGACGATGCCACCAACAAAGCGATCCCCCGATCTTATCAGATTGTTCAGCAGATAAAGGACGAGTGCAATAAAAGGAAGATACTCCCGTCCAATTTAGGAATCGACTCCACAGGTGCTGGTAGCCCTTTGGCTGATATTCTTGCTGCTGAGTTTGGTGATGATATTCTTCGTGTTTCATTCGGTGGTAAAGCTTCTGAAAAGAGGGTTAGTACTAATAGTAAACTTGTCGGACATGAACTATATGTCAACAGGGTCACTGAACTTTGGTTTGTAGGTAAGGAGTTTTGTAGAACTAAACAGCTATATGGTATCAATAATGATCTAGCACAAGAAGTTGTAGGACGTAAGTATGATATGGTTAAAGGTGCTACCCTTAGAATGAAACTTGAATCCAAACCAGATTACAAGAATCGTTTAGGGAAATCTCCTGACTTAGCTGATGCTGCCTTTATCTGTATTGATGTTGCAAGGCAACGTCATGGTCTTGTAGCTGTAGAGCCTCTTGATTTAGGAGACAAGAATCAGGGATCAAGGCGCAGGAGGTCTATGAAAAGCCTTACAGGAGTACTAGCAAACCAACCTTTGGGTTAGATTTGAGCGGTTGCCATTACCTGAAAAAGCAGTAAATTTATAGTGTATGGCTTACCCGTCAATAGAACGCCCTAAACCTAAAAAGGATTTTGAAAGTCCTCTATCGCCACAAGGGCGTTCAAAAGCAGCCCCTTGGTGGGCTGATGCGTATGATAAGGGGACACTGACAGCCGAACAAGAAAGATTAATAATGGCTGGCAAGGCAGATCTTGCTAAAGAAATCCAAATAAAAGCAGACAAAGCCTATAAAGATGCAGCGGGATATGAAACATTAGGGAAGGCAGTTGAGGTAGCAGATACTGCTATTACTGTGGGATCTTTAGCCACCCCTGTTGGTTGGGTTAAAGCAGGAGGAAAACAACTACTTAAAAAAACGGCTAAACAAACAGCTAAACAAACGGCTAAAAATTCAACTAAAGTACCAATGAGTAAACGTAAAATAATAAAAAGTATTTTTAACAAAATTACGGGCAAAGGAAATAAACCAAAACCAAATAAGCCTACTTCTTCTAAACCACCAAAAACAGGAACAGCTCCGAAAGGGAAATCTCCTTACAAGCCGTCTTCTACGGGAAGTGCTAGTAAGAACCCTTATAACAAACCTTCAAGTACATCTAAACCAAAAGACAATGTAAGAGGAACAGGTGCTTCTGGGTATAATAAACCAACCGCTGGGGCAAGTCCTAAGACTCCTCCAACTACAGGAGCTAAAATTAAAGGAGCTGGTAAAAACATACTAGATGTAGTAGCACCCACAACAGGAAGTATACTTAAAACGGGATATGGGGCAGCTAAAAAAGTCGCTCCTGTTGTATTTCCAGCTACGAGTAAGGTATTAAAGACAGCAGTAAAAGTAGCTGATAGAGCTGCTGTCCCAGCAGCAGTTATATATGGAGGTAAAAAAATATATGACGCTATGTCAGGGGATGAATCATCGGAAGCTGTAGAAGCAGAAACGGAAGGATCAAAAAATTTAGGGGGCTCTGGTATGCAAGGGCCGACTATAGAAGAACTTTTAAGAGGAGCTTCACCCGAACAAAGAGCTGCTTACTATAAAGGAAAAGCAGGAGAAGATTCTGGTACAGCAACATCCCCAGAAGAAAGTGCTTCAAATGAAGCTATAAATGATGCATTAAGGGATCAAATTTTTGGTCCTACAACAGACAACAGACCGACTTCATCTTTCTTTACTTCTGGAGATGAACCAAAAACTACTGCTACTACAAGATCTGGTTCAGGTTCAGACCCTGATTCTGAATTAAGTTACCTACGATCAAGGAAGGAAGTAAAAGAAATGGATCGGGCAGGTAAGGCTGACATAGCGGAAAAGCAACGAGCAAATAGATTAAAGGCAGAAGCTAATTTCCGTGACCGTAAAGATTTTATAGAAACGGGTAGAGCGTTAAATGATACTAACATAATTAAAAAAGACGGACAAGAATTAGGCAGGGTTATTAAAGATTCAACAGGTAGGATAATAGGGCATTCTTTAAATAAGGCAGGTAGAGCTGCTATGGGTAATAGAAAGGGAGCAGGGGTTATTGATGGCTCAATGCGTGATACCGCTTTAGGATTAGATAAAAGAGACGAACAAATAGCTGGTATGCGAGGAGCCCAAAAAGATGTTGCAAACCTTTTCTACAGTGGGGGCGGTGGGAGCCGTAGCACTGGGTCATCTAGTGGTAGTGGTAGTAGCGTAACACCTAAAGCTATATCTATTATGGGCCCATCAGATTACTCAACACCTAAAGCTACAGCAGTTAATACACCAACACCTAGTGTTATGGAAGTTGGTATTACTGAAGGTCAAGGTGGGTATGGATTACCTGCACCAAACACTACTGATGTGCCTAATGCGCCTAGAGCTACAGCGGTAAATACACAAGCGCCTAGAGCTACAGCGGTAAATACACAAGCACCTAGAGCTACAGCGGTAAATACACAAGCACCTAAAGCTATACCTGTTGTGCCTAAAGCTACAGCGGTAAACCAAACACCGACAGATGCAGATTTAAATAATAAATTCTCGTCAATGCCGAAAGAAGGTAATCAAGTTATTCCTGTAGATAGTGCAGGAGCTGTTGTACCAGCTAATGTAACGGCCAATAGTTATAATTGGGAAGCTATGAATTTACCAGAAGGATCTACTAACACACCACCTACTGATATGAGTCGTGCAGAATACCCGTTTGACAAACAAGGCCAATACGACACAACAGCAGTAGCAGGTAAACCAAAAACTCCGCCAATAGGCTCATTAGTAACTAATCTTCTGAATCAGAAAAAGAAAAACAAAAGATAGAATGGCTTATAATCCACGTTCACTTAGGTCTGTTAGACAAGTAACTCCAGAATCAAGCCTTAAACTTAGGGATGCTTCTAAACTTCTTGATCTTGGTTTTACTGGGCCAGCTAACCAAGTAGCTACACAAGCAGCTAGAGATTTAGTTTCCGAAAGGGGTACAAGTAACCCTATGGAAAGGAAAGTAAAAGAGGGGGCTCAGAAAGCTTTAATAGCTAGTCAACAAGCAGCAATTCAAGGAAACTATAATGATGATATCGTAGCTCCTCTTAGACAGGAATGGTTTACGGGGGCTGATAACTTACCCACCTTTAAACAAACTGCTTTGTATAATAAGTACACTCCTGAAATTATGCAGCAACAGTTGATGGGGCAACAACAACAAAAAAGTTTCCTCCAACTAAAAGAAGCACAGAGAAAAGCTAGGATGTCTCAAGCTGCTGACGCTTTACAAGTCCCTGTTTCTCAGAGACTACAAGAGATAATGGGTTCGGGTACTCCTTTAAAACAAAAGTATAGTGATATACAACAGTCTTTGTTATCAAACCCATCAGCATTAGGTAGCCCATTACTAGCTTCATTATATCAAACCACTTTACAATCTGTTGGCAACCAACTTTCTGATGAACAGAAGCAGGACAACATGGAGAATGCTATGCGTATCAACTTAGCTTACAAGGCTATTGAGATAGGTGACTCTAAAACAGCCCAAGACTTATTGAGTTTTAAAGAAGGTAAAAGTAGTTCTCTACAAGATTACGCTAAGAACTTAGCTGATTCTAAAAAGAGATATGATGCTGGTACTTCGGGTAGTAAAGCTTTTGAAGGTCTTTTAAGTAGTTATGAAAAAGTACCTTTAAGAGAAGCCCAAAAAGTATTAGGTAGCATAGATAAGTCTCCATTAGATCAATTAAAATATGACGCTTTTGTTAGGCGTAAAACCAAGATTGAAGCCGAAGGTGTTGATACAGGATTGATTGATACATTAACTATGTTAGCTAGTGTCAAAGATAAATTAGATGAAAAGACTTATCCCAAGAGAGTTAAAGAAAGTATTGATTTAAATGAGCAGTTAGTAACTGTCATGAAAGAAATAGATTCTTCCAAAGAACTAGATTCTAATAAAACTACTGGAGCTACTACTGGAAAATCTATATACGATGATATCAAACAGTCTGATAGCCCAGACGAGATACAAGGATTACTACAAGTTGTAGCTGCCTATTTAACAGGCAAAGCACCACAAGTGCAAGCGAATGCACAAGCCGATAAAGAGATGGCTTTCTCAAATCTCTTCCAATAATAACACAAATACATAACCCGAACTGCTGTGACAGGAGAACTTATTACTGATTCGTCAGAAGATGGCGAGAACACTAACGCTTTGC